TCAGTTATATTTAGACCAGCAAAATAATTGTCACGATGAGGATTCCAAGCTCCAAATGAATAACCGAAGTTAAACAAAGCCATGTTCATCCCTGCTTTTGTTCGTAGGATTGTCGTAGACGATAGATATATTCTAACTCGTCTTCATGTTCTGCTCTTCCAGTGATTTGATAACGAGTACCGGGAATTTCAATTGTAGCTCCATTAATTGGTGCTGATGCTCCAGAACGCGGTAAAACAATTCGGTAAGCATACAACATTTCTGCGGCAGTTGGTAAACCTGCACCAAAGTTTGCTTCTTTTACTAAGTTAACCAAACCAGGGAAAGATAAGTTGACATCTGCTGCATAAGCACAATACTTACCCATCATAATAAATTGATTGTCTAACGGATAATCAGGCATACCCGGAAACTTACGATCTAATAATGCATCTTTTAATTCACCAACAGTAATAGGCACACTGGTAATAATATCCATTATCTCTACGCCTGCTTCACTACGCCACTCAGCAGCACTAGGCCCGCATACATGTAAACCGGGAGATTGTACTCCTAGATTAGTAGGAAAGAAAGTTTTGTCTTGTACAGAGAAAGCAGATAGATCAATAGTATCTGTCCATACAAATGCTTGTGCAGTAGGTAAAGTTGTAGCTACAAGTAAGTAAGGATTAGAAGTATCTGGATCCCATGTAGTACCAGCTAGATTCCATGTAGATGTCAAACTTGGAAATACAGAGCGTATAGAGTTCATTTCATCGCCTTCCTTGTTGCTGCATGTGCTTTCTTTGACAAAGCCCCAAACTTCATTCTTGGGTGTTTTGCTTTGAGTCGCTTGTATTCGACTCCGTATCTTCTACTGTAAGCACTAACTTTACGAGTCTTTTTCGCTTTAGGAGCCGGCGCAGCCATTCCCCGATCGCTAGTAATGTCCCTAACATCAGTACGACTTGCTGCTCGATATCCGGCGTCATAGCCTCGTTCCCAGTCTGAATTCACACTAACCACCTTAATCGGAGTTAGCGGTACTCTGGATAGCTAGCGCCATCCAATCCATCTTCGACAATTTAGCAATTCTTGCTTTAATTCTAGCAGTAACATATACATTGTCTGCTGCTGCGCTGGCATCAATTCCACCAACGAGGTAAAGAGTATCGTTGACAGCAAAGAAACTCTCGTCTAGTTTGCCAAAATTATCAGGGTAAAAGTCCTGAGTTGAGGTTCCTACATTGTTTCCTTGGTCTACATCTAGGTGCATTGAGCCAATTAGGTTGTTATCATCTGCACGAAGAAATAGAGTTCCTGGGTTTAGATCGGAAACTTGTGCATTAATTGAGCCATCTCCTGCTAGAGATTGAGCAATTGGGCCAGCGTAATCGCTGCCAACTTGTACAATAAAATCAACAGATTCTATTGCCAAAGCTTCTGAACTAGCTATGTTGACTAGTCCGCCAATGTCGATCTCGCCTTGCACTCTTGTTCCTGATGCAGCTGCGTTTGGTATTAGTACGGTTTCGGTTAGGTAAAAACTTGCAGTTTTGCTTGTTGCCATGCCAATCGCTGAGCCGAGGCGGTGTATAAAGTAAACTATTCTTGCGAATCGCCTACATCCTCGGATTAAATCTTCGCGGCGAAGCCGCCCCGAAGCCTACTATCTTCTCCCACCCTACCACCCTAATGATAATACCCCCCTAATAATCTAAGCAGTATCAAAAGTAAATTGCTAGATCCATCTAAGCATTTTTTTGCTATGCGTGCGCATAACTTGATAAGCAAATTCAGTTTGGCTAGTAATATGAGACCAGTAAATGTTAGTCTTGATGCCACAACATGGGAATTAGCTAAACAAAAGGATAACTTTAGCGAGTGGGTTCGCAATCAATTGCGATCAGAACGCAACAAAGCAGTTCTACCGATGAAGTATTGTGAAACTTGTAAGCAAAGTATGAGGACAAATCATGTTGATTGCCCCATAAGAACATGCACAGGATGGAATAAGTTGGTGCCAACGGCTCCTGTTGGACAGTGGATTAGTACAGGAGCAAGTGAAGAAGAATGACTGGGTACAAACATCATTATTATGAAGCAAGAAAGAAATTTATCGATTGGTATTATTGTAAACATCATCCTATGATTGACCAGCTAAGTCAAATGCGATCATTGTGTATGGAAGATGAAGAAATGACAATGTATGATGATGAACTTAATTTTGCATTAGAAGCATTTGATAAAGAACAGGTTAAGATTCTGTATAACTATGATACTAGAGAACATTGTTTAAAAGTAAAGTGGGAAGTTAATCCTTGGTGGCCTGGTCAAGTATTACATTTCTATTATTGTGTAATGTTACCGATTGACAATGTAGTTTTCAAAACTCCTTACATCTTAAAGCTGGAAAAAGAATAATCAAGGCCCATAATTAAATTCGTGGAATGGATATTCTGGTGGTTCACCCTGCTCGGGTTCATTATAGGGATCTAACCAATCACTCATATCTCTTTCATATTCTCTTTCATCTTCTCTGTCACGATCTGGAACAACAAAAAAGTTTGAATTTTTTGTACCAGGTGTAACAAAATAAGGTTGTTGATTTTGCAAAGAAGCATATCCTCTTTCAGTTATATTTAGACCAGCAAAATAATTGTCACGATGAGGATTCCAAGCTCCAAATGAATAACCGAAGTTAAACAA